AATCTTCGGGTTTCATATTACTTGTTGTTTGTCTTACTCCGCAAAGGTATAGCTAAAACATGGAACGACCAAATCTCACCTATTCCTTCTCCTCATATTCCTTTATTTTCTCCTTCATTGCCTCGTGATGCTTCTTTACCTGGGTGATGGTCTCGTATTGCCTATTCAGGATTCCGAGAATATCATTGAGAATATCACTTCCATCAAGTTGAATGTAGCTAAAAGCCTCGTAGACGAGCGACATTATATCGCCATTGTCGTTTTGTAGGCTATCTATCCTCAGAAGGGTATTGTCGTTTATGTTGTTCAGAACAACGGCTTCATTCTTTTCCATGTCTTATAGGTGATAAGAACAGCCCAGCAGAACGTTTCTACTGAGCTGTTCGGTTAGTATCTACTCAAAGCAGACGGATAGAAAGTCCATTGATGACAATGTCTCGCCATACGCACGATACTCAGTGTATCTCGATGCCTTTTCCTTTGCGTTATACTCAAAGAGGTTGCGTAGTTCTCCTGCAAACTCAATAGCATCACCCATTCTGTCAAAGGACATTCTCAGAGGTATGTTGTAGTCCTTAAACTTCACCTCAAACCTATTACTCTTGATTTGTCTTTCAACGTATAGTACGGGAGGTTCAAGGAAGTGGTATCTAATATCAAGGTCACGCTTGACAAGTAAGAACACATGTCTCATTGCCATAAATGACTTCCCGTGACCCATGATGGATACAGACCCATCGTTAGCATAACCATTTCCCTTGCGATGACAGATGACATCACTATTCCTGAAGAGAGAATTATGTTCCACAGATACATGACTCTCAATACTTCCATCCTCGTTGAGGAAGTATATTGATACGTCATCGTCATTTCTATATACCCATGGGCTGTAGAACTTCGTGTTGATTTGCGGAATATCAAGTTCGACCTTCTTGAGTAGTGGAATGTAGTCGCAAATAAAGTTATATGCCTCATATGCCTTTTTAGCAACTTCCTCTGAATCGAACCAAGCGATAAACCTTCCCTTGATGTCTTCTGACATGAGTTCGTATCTTGTGGAGCTTCCTTCCGTTACGGGAGGAACAACTACGACAGAATGCGCAATCACCTTCTCAGGAGATTGCTCACAGAATGACGCAATGGCTTCCATCGCCTCCCTTAGAGCGTAATCAAACTCAGCTGACACATACTCTTTCTTGCGAGCTTTATTCCCTTCAGTAACTATACTAATCTTATAGTATGTAAATTCGCCATTCTTGAAGCTATGACAATCCACATTAAGTTCAGTCCCCGTTTCTGTAGGAGCTGTGATACTGAATATAGGTGTCAAGTCATGTGTCTCTGAAACTAATTTCTCGGGGTTGAACCCTTGAACGCAGTCGTCACAACTGCCCATCTTCTCGTCTTTCATATTAACTTCTTGTTATGTTTGTGGTTTTACCTATTATAGGTTGTCTTCCTATGAGCTTTCATATACTTCTCCACGCATCTCTTCTTGATAGCTTTGTCAAGGTCACAAGCGAATTGCATTGCATTGTTCTTATACAGATAGCTGATACGGAACTTTAAGTCCACTCCGCTCAGCTTGACTTCGTACCTGCCCGTATCGTGGCTCTTGTCTACGTATACCATTGGAGGTGTAACGAAGAAAGCATCATCCAAGATGAGGTTCTTCACGTGCGAGGCAAACTTCTTGTAAGCTCTCTTGGGAGAATGCAGGATGCTTGCGAACTTCTTGTCATCAATGTAGTACGTCCCGTTATGTCCGTGATGGATGACGTGGTACTCACAGAAGTGGATGTTGTACCTAAGCTCTGTAGCAAATAGGTACACTCCATCAAAGCGAAGAGCTTCAACTGATGCGAAGCAAAGGTCGGAGTAGCTATCCCTAACAACTCCTGGGAGTGTGAGGTAGTGTCTCTTTGCGTAGGATAGTCCGCTACTATACTCACGGATGTAGGACAAGATGAAGTTGTAAGCTCTGACCATCGTTTCTGCATCATAGCCGTTGTAAGCGATAGCCACCTCTTCCCCATCCTGCGTTGAGAGTACGTAAGCTCCCTTCTCCTTGCTAAACTCGGATGATAATGTCGCACGTCTATCTACAAGGTGATAGTTCTTTTTGCAGTGGTGAGCTATCTTAGCCATAGCCATATCAAAGGTATCGCTGAGACAGAAGGTCTCGTATTCCTTCTCTATTCCGTTTTCCGTTACTATGACACGTGTGTGAAATCCCCCGTCTTCTATCTTATGCTCACCACGGATAGTAAACTTGTGTTTTGAGAGAGGAGGTACGCCTATCGTAAAACGTTCCGTCCATCCTGATGGAGAGACCTTTTCCCTGCTGATTTCTTCTGACATACTATATCGGATTAGTAAGTGAAGGCAATGGGACATCCCTAATGGGATGCCCCTCACTCTTGTGGTTTAGTTGGAGAACTTCTCCTTGAGTCTCTTGTAAAGCTCCTTGGCGAACTTCACTGCGACTTCCTTCTCCTTGAACGAAGCGACTTCATATCCTACCCCATTCACGATTACATTGTATTCATCACAGCCACCATCTTCCATAACGGATATGGAGATTTCTCCGACAAGGGTATGGTGCACAGCGATTTTGCTTGCGACTGCAAACGATAGTGAGACGAGTGCCGTGTCAAGGTTGTTGAAAGGAATGACGTAGTCCTCCTCGCCTTCACCACTTGGGCTAACAACGATATGGTAGTCATTGATGCCACGTACTCTTACGACATCATAGTCCGTCAATCGATACGTCCTCGTGTTTGAACCTCCAACCTTATTGTCCTTGTCATAAGCAATGTTATAGTAAGGCATTCTCTTTGGAGTGTTGGCGTACTCACCAGCGTGGTTCGTATTCCTGAGATACTCCTGAATGAAGCGCAAAGCACCGAGGATTTGTCCAGCTTCGTAATGACCTCTTGCGCATGCAATGTCAATGTCTTCTCCATTGGTGTTGATAGTGATGTAGTACGCTTTAAGTTCCTTTTCGTAATTCATCTTGATTGGTGCATCAAGATTAATGTCAGAGCGGTTCTTGGCGACTTCTTGGAAGAGCATATCCACAGCTGACTCAATCGCAATGTGGCATAATCTGTGGTCATATGTCTGTCCCCCTACTACCACGTGGCAATCACTGAATGCATTCTCATCATCCTTGTAGACTGAAATACCAATACCTCCCTTCTTGTTCCTGACGGGAATGTAGATATAAGCAATCTTTCCACTCAGGTGTTCGCAAGAGAAGTTTTCCCCAAAGATAGCTTCATCAGAGAAGTCTTCATCGGTGAGGAAGTCTTCATCAATCTCGGATTCCAAGGGTTCTTGGATGTTCTCTTCGTCAAGAGATACTTCTTTCTTTTCTTCGTTGTTCATAGCGTATGGCATATTAAATTTCTTATCAAGTTCTGAACAGATAGCCTGAGCGTGGCTGATGCTTTTTTCTCCATAGAAGTGTACAAGGTCGTAGTACTTCCCCGTCTTCTTATCCTTCATGAAGACCTTCTCCTCAAGCGTGCCTTCACCCACACTCATTGAAGCGAACAGCTCAGGTACGACCAAGTTCCGCTCTACCGCAACGTGAACGAATGTGTCTACTTCCTCAGCTATATTGCGCATTGTACTCTTTTCGTCTTCGTAGTCACAAGCGAGTTCCACTTTGTTTCCTACTACTTCACAGAACTCGTACCACGTATTGACCTCATCGTTTTCCATCAAGCGTCTCTCAAGAACCAAATTCTCAGGGAGGCTTGGGTAGATGTCGTTACGAACGTAGGCTAACTTTCTCGCACTTGCCTTCATACGGGGCTGGTATTTGTTGCAACACGGGAAGGTTACGTTGTACTCAGACTCCATGTATTCGCTCAGCTCGTACAACACACGATAGGCAATGTAGTCATTGTACGTAGAGCAGATATTATACGAGACTTTGAAGTCGGTTCTGCCGTTCAAGGAGACTGAATAATACTCACAATAATCCTCAGCCAATAGGTATCCTGATTTCAGCCCTTCAAGCAAAGGATACACCTTGTCAGCCAAAGGCTTAATGAAATGGCTTATAGCAGCCTCCTCCGTATTGTGTTTGGTGCAGACACCTTCATCACCGAAGTTCTCCTTGTTCACGCATATCCAAGTACTCTTGTCAATCCTACGGACGTATGCAATAAGCTCTCCTGACGTAGGGTCAAAGAAGTTCGCTATCGTACATGTAGGTATGAGGCGCAAGAGACTATTGCTAAGTGGAGACCCATCAGGGTTCTTGATTAGCTCAATTTGCTTAGCAAACGCTTTGCTCTCCTTCTCTCCTAACAAAATGCTTCGGATTTCCATGTAGAGTTTGCTATAGAAGATAGTGGAGTCAGCGACACAATTCACGTCATCAAGATTGACGAATGTAGCTATATCTACTTCCTTGCCATCTACTTCTGCCACCACCTTAGACTCTAATAACTTTGTGCCAAGTGTCTTATCCTTTACACTAATCGTGCTAAAGTTGATACGTGGAGAGATAACGGAGCTAAGGCATTTCTCAACCAAAGCAGGGAAACCTTCGCTTTCGGCAACAACTGAAATGTTGTTCGTCTTGGATATGCTTTTTAGGATATACCTTGACCCTATTCGTGTGAAGTAGAAGGCAATACGATTGTCTTCATCAGGACAACGCACATACCCGTAGAATCCAAAAACACACCTGAGCTGTTCATCAAGAGGGAGACGTGTAAACCTCTCCTCTTTGGATGGAGGTAATGTTTCTTTCTCTCCCTCAAAAGAAGGTGCTGTCTTTTTCACTATATCAATAGGAGGGAAAAGTACCACCTTCCCTTCAAATGGAGATTCTGTTTTAGGTTTTTCATCACCCCAAAACTCCTTGTCGTAGTCAGAGCCGTCATCCTCAGCCTCGTTCTCTCCGATTAGGATGTCAAGGTGCTTAACAACGTTGTCATAGTCCTTTCGGACAAGTGTCACGAGGATTCTACTCATTTCCGCTGGGATGACTTGTTCTGTTGTTGTGACAAATTCAAGAACCCTGCGGAAGGCTTCTGCGTCTTCTACCTTTTCCTTTCTTCCCTGATTGTACAGCTCATCTGCAACGAGACGTGCTGACTTTAGAGCGTCTTTTGATAGCGTCTCATTGTAGTACGATAAGTGCTTGACTATCTCGTACTCTTTCTCATCAAGACCGAGCGTCTCACGAGCACCCATATAGTCCCATGAACATCTTTCCATAATGTGATTGATATTTGTTGTTGGTAAAGTTTATTGTTCGGTAGTGGCATCTTCTTCTTTGGGAATATCCACCTGCTTGCGGTAGCCGTAAAACTCCGCTCTTTTGTTCCAAAAGGCATCCTTGCACTTCGTACAACAGAACGCTTGCTGGTAGCTTTTCTTTACGAATGTGTTGCCACATCCATGACCAGGACACCTCAGTTCAGTTCCGACCTTAGCCTGCTTGTTTTCTATGTATCGTTCTTCTTTCTTACGTACCAGCTTGCGTCTTTGCTTACGCAATCGTTCTCTATATTTGCTTACGCTTGCATCTCTGTGAAGACCCGCCATAAAACGCTTGGTGGCGTAGTACTCCTTGTACATGAAGTTGCCACACTCGTCAGACCACGAATCAAAGAACGCTGTATCATCGTTCCAATCGGAAACTACTTCGGCTTCATCACCCATAACGGATTCTTTTTAGTTGTTAATGTTAGTATTACACCAGCAAAAGTACAAACTAAAAATCACTTATGCAAATCCCCGAGGAAATAGAATGAAGAAGCACGTAGAACTTGGATAGAACTACGTGCTTCTTTTAAGGCTTGAGACTATCGTCCGTCAATGATGCGGTCGCTAATCGGATTGCACTCCTCACAGAACTCCTCTAAAGCCCATAATGCGCAACCACGTTCACCTTCCATGAATAGTCTCAGTGCGATTATAAGTCTATCATCAACACCCGAGGTCAATAGGTTACGAAGTAACTTTGTCTTGTGGAAATCATCTTCTATTAAAGTCGTATTGTATTCGACTAAAGAACTATTCATAAAGGATAGTGCTTTATGGATGTACTTCATGTCGCCCGTTGTAGAATACTCTAATATAAGGCTAAGTAACTGAATCGTGGAACAACGAAATTTCGTTTTCCAAGCATTAGTTATAATCTTCTCTTTTAGCTCTTCATTCATAACCTATAATAACCATTACTATATGCTATTATAGATATTCTATCTCAAAGTCTTCCTTGGGCAAACGGACGCATTGCTTTATGTGACCACTCCAACGTAACTCGGGATGAGTCCCATCTTTTCGTAGGATGTCTTTTAGCTCTTCGTACTGCTTAAGAGTAATATCAACTAAGACTTCCTCGTCCCACTTAGAGTAGGTCAAGAAATTTCCATGAGAGATGTACACCTTCCCTTCCTTTGAAAGGTTAGTCCCTCTCGTAGAGGGTTTGTAGTACAACCCCGTGGGCTTATGCTTGATGCGATATGGTTTCATACTGCCTATGTATTATTCCTTGATGCCGAGAAGTCGCTTTGCCATTGAAAGACGGACTTCCTCTGCCTTTGATTTTAGTTCTTCAAGTGGGACGGCATAGCCTCTTGTCTCAATAACGTCATAGTAACCGATTTCCCACTTGCCCGTGACATGGACATCAAGAGAGCTATACTTGCTGTCGTTATCTACATCTATCTTGAAGTCAATGATAAGAGAGTGGTCTTCGTCTTCATCGTCCTCGTCTATAAGAACGATTTCTGAACTCAGGCTACACTTAGAGGTACTCTCTTCACCATCCCACTTCAACGGAGTTGCTTCTGAAATTAGGCTTTCAGCTTGTGTTGGCGTATGGTGTTCCTCTACCTCTTTCTCCTCAAAGGCTGGTGCAGTTATACCAACCTCCTTAGCACTATTCACGATGCGATTATAGAAGTCTTGTTCTACCATTTTCTTGAGTACGTCAGGAGATATATAATTATTAGACAGCGATTCTACTAACAGCAACGTTCCTGAACGACTGATTAGTTTAATAGAGATGTGATAACCTTTAGTAGACATCTCTTTTATCTCAATCTTATATTCAAGCTCTTCTTGTGTATACGGGTTAAGCGAGACTGCTTTATAGCATTCCATCCCGAGGAGACCCTCAAGCCTCCACTCAAGAGGCTTTACACCTAACACCTTCAGTTTTTCTTCCCGTGTCATATCTTGTTGTTGTTCTTATTTGCAAATTATTACCTCAAGCTCCTTGATGTACGATATAGCATCCTTCCATTCACCTCTGAAGATATAGCTGATAGCGGAGATGATGGTGTTGCTTAGTGGCACTTGCTTGGATAGTTCATCCAGCTCCTTAGACAGCTCATCGTAGTCATTCGTGCGGATGCGAACGTTCCTACTTTCAGCGTCCTGGCAATAATGAATTGCCTCATAGTGTGTCCAAGAGCTTTTACTCCCGAAGCAGTGGAGAGCCGAATAAAGTGCATTCCCACGAAAGAAATCCAACTTATGTTCAACAATCAGGTTCATACTCCATTCATGAAGCATATCTCGCTGTTCTTCTGTCATAATCTTTAATTCTAATTAGAATTGATGCTTTACTCCTTCCTCTATCGCTCTTACAAGCGTGTTTTTGAAGTGGTCAGTGCAGGCATCCATTGCGCTGTTGATGTCGTCATACACGCCTTGTGGGTACTCCTCATCGGGTGTCAGGATGGAATACGCTCCACCTGAATACTCAATCTCGTACTCACCTATCTCTGAGTGGGCTTGTAGGACGCTCCCGTCACCATAGTGAGACTTGGAGAAGCTAAGCGTCACGCAGTTGAGAATGTAGTCCTTGACGAATTGAAGTTCAAACTTATTATGGTAGCGAACATCTTCAAGGTTGGCGAAATCGTTTTCAGCGATGGCTACAAGTTCTTCTCTTGTATATGCTTCGCAAGGGGGCTCTACGAGGTACTCTACATTGATAGGGGGTTCTCCGTAGACGTAGTGTAGTTCTCGGCACAGAACGGCTCTGAGGTCTTCCCCTTCGCCTACGTTAAAGATGTAATATCTCACAGAAGATTGTGCTGATAGCATCTCCTTGCCTACGTATCTGTCGCCATCTTCTTTCCAAAAGAGTGATAGCTTTCTCTGCTTGCACATAGCTAATTAAACGGCTTTGGTTGTGATTACGATTTGGATAGTCTTCCCTGCTGGGACTTCAATACGAATAACACTCTCGTCCTGCTCGTTTGTTACCGCATCAGCCTTGATGTTGGAGCTGGAGGTGGAGTTCTTGTATCGTTCCACCTCATCGTAGAAATGCTCCTCGGCTATCCTTATGAGGTCAGCTGTCTCCATATAGGGGTCTAAAACCTTGTATACATGGATTATTTCTGATACGACCTTATTCACCTCAGGTACGTAGCAACTACGAAATACTTTGCCAAATACTCCATCTTCAGAAATTCCTCTCTTTACGATTACTCCATACTCACACTTGAACTTCGTGAAAGGGTTTATGACACTTGCCATATACGAACACCCAGCCTCACATTTACTCCCTATCCATTCAAGCTCTATCCGACCCTTCTCTTTGGCTAAAGGGTCAAGTGGCTTCATACTCAAAACGTCATACATTTCCATATCTTATGGATGTTAGTGATTAGAGAAGATGCTATATGGTGCTATACGAATAAGCTATTCTGCGAGCTTAACTTCTTGTCCACGAAGTTTTTTCATGAACTCTGACTTTCTCTCCAAGGATGCAGAATAGTTATCTTCTGCGACCTTGATTAGTTCCTCTACCGACATCGGTGTACTACCGACTTCATTCTTGCAGAGGATTTCCATCAGATAGCCCTGATAGTGAGGAGAGAAATAGGTGAAGCGTACGTAGGAGGATACTTTCTTTGGGTTCTTATTGACAATCACAGCGTATTCTCCGTCCTGATTGCCGAAAGGAGTTTTAGCCTTAGCCGAGTAGGTGACTCTATTCTCGTCTTCGTGTTCACTCCACTGAAGGTTGCTATGCCCCGTATTGGGTGATATTCCTGAGAGCTCCATAGTGCTTACGTATTACTTGTTGAAGTGTTCGTTCACTCGGTTGAGGTAGTCCTCTTCTGCGATAGCGATAAGCTCTTCGGGAGAGGAGATAACGCCAATCTCTTGGCGGAGGTTGATGTCACCCGTATTGTCCCATCCGTTGGAGAGGAGACCGATGGAAGTCCAGCGTTCGTGTGGAGTATCGCATACGAGGATAACATACTCTTCATACCCGATGGTTTCGTTCAGTTTGTTGGCTCTTCCCTTGAAGAACGTAATCTTACCGAACTCTACACGTTCCCAGCTGATTGGGTTTTCACTTACGTGATTCTTTGCTTCTATGCGTACCATAGTCTTTTTGTCTTTTAGTTTAGTTTGCTGTGCGAGGTTCTTTCGTTCCACTCTCACACTACAAAGATAGGAAGAGTTTTTTATTCTACCAAATCTTCCGATTTTTCCTCCTAACAAGTCAAGGTCGTAGCGATTTGGTCTTCTACGAGTTTGATGAACTTCTTAGCAAACAGAACTGCGTCCTCCTTTGCCCTGAAGATGGCTATGGGGTCTTCCATCCCAAGGATGCGTACGTGGTAGCCTTTTGAAGTACCTTGGTATATCGTTTCATCGCAGACCAATGATGGCGCACTTATGAAATTGGTTTTATTTCGTATCGTCATACCAATAAACCTATGGCGAGCCATCATTTCCACCGCTTCCTTTCTCGTATTAAAACCAACAACAATAGACTTAGCGTCCTCATTGGAATAATCCTCAAGATGGTAGCAGTCTAAGTACAACGGCTTTAATAGTGCTGGATATACACTGCCATTTTCAGATAGCGTCTTTCCGATGCTATAACCATAGGCATTCGCATGCAAATCGTGGGATACGGCAATAGCCGAATAAGAACCGCTTTCAGCTGTATCGCTAAGATAGTCGGCTAATACGCACAGATTGTCGTATATCATAGCCGTGTCATAGTTCAGGAGCGTTACAGCGAGAGTTCTACCATCAGGAACATCCTCCTTGATGTAATGCTGTTTGGATATTTCATCGTAGTCCTTTGTGATAGACGTGCTCAGAATGACCTCTGAGCGTCTTTTCAACACGACCTTAAAGAGACCTTCAAGAGCGAGCTTTATTGCTTCCAAAACGCCCTCTGCGCTCTTGGTTGTTGTACCATCGTAGATGACGTGCTTGAATGGGATATTCGCCTTCTCTGCATAGATGGAAAATCCAATAGGCTCTGAACCTGCCTTTACGGGAATAGTCACCCTGCATACGAAGTCCCAATCACGTTCAAGATTGAGGACGATGGAGGAGTTGTCGGTGATGTTAGTATCCATTTTTCTTTTGCGTATGGTTCAAAGGAGAGAACACGCCCCGCTCTCCCGAAAGGAGGTGTGTAAAAGGGAGCTTGACCAGCGGGGCGTGTTCGTAGTTAGTTCTGTTCGATTAGCTCGAAGTCAAACGGGGAGCAGTATCGTGGGTCATCAGGTGACAGCCCTACGTTCTGTTCGTTCGTGTAGACTTCTACCCACTTACCTGCTTGACCCTTGGTCTCAAACTCCCCACAGATAGCGTCTGTGAGCTTGTTCTTTACGATGTACTTCATATTCTTATTATTGTATCTTGGTGGACTTAGAAACTTCTCTATTCTGTTGCGGTAGTTCTCCTCGGCAATCTTCATGAGGTTCTCTTCCGATGAGATTACATCCTCTTCTCGTGCTATTCGGACGTACTCACCACCAAAGAGGCAAATTGATACGCTCGTAGAACGTTCAAATGGAGCATTACATATAACGATAGCGTAATACTCAGCCCCAAGAGCCTCGTTGAGCATTGAAGATACGCCATGAAGGAAGGTCATAAAACCCGAGGTTGTCCTCTCCCAGGTAAGAGGGTCTGTCTTTAAGATTTCTTCTACTTCTGCGTCTACGGAGTTCATATCCTTTTCTCTGTTGTTAGTTGAATGTTTCTTTCGGAGGGATTCTTTCTGCCTCTCACACCACAAAGGTAGAAAGACTATTTCAATTCACCAAATCTACTCAAAAGAAAAATCCCCAACGAACTTAATCGATGGGGACATTCCTTATATGATTAGTCTTCTGCATAGCAGAAGGACTGCGGTGGAACAAGGCTTGGATACTTATCTTTCAGCTTGATATGCTCCTCGTATGGGTGGAACGCCTTTACTTCAATAGCATTCGCTTTATCCCTTCCCGAGAAGTAGGAGAAGAAGAACTGCTCCGAGATGCCCGCCTTGTCCTTCGTCTTCTGCCATAGGTTCTCAGGCGTATCGGTAATTAGCGAAGCTACTTCTATCTCTCCTACGATACGACATACGGGGCTGGAAGCATATACAACGATACGGGTAATATCATCCCTCTTGTATAGCACTCTTCTGAACTCGTAGGACTTCTCTCCTGAGATAATCCTATCCACGAACTCAGGCTTTATAGACATCAGTACTTTCATTGGTTAGTCATCTTACTTGTGATTACTACTAAAATCCGTGCCTCTCAAGAATTTCATCTATCAAAGCGTTTATGTAGGCTATGGCTTCCTTAACGTGAATGTCACGAATGTCGTTACTTTCGTTCTTGGCATCAGTCGATGATACCACCACGTGCGATTTTCCTTTCATAATATAGATTTCCTCGTGTTGAATAAAAGTAGAGCATATTAAGCTCTTCGTACTTCTTCTCTGTAAACTGATAGTACTCTCCGTTGATATACTTCAGTCTATCGTTCTTGTCGTAGAACTCATTGAATAGTTCTCGGTACGTGATACCTGAATAGCTGGTAGCGTCCCTCAGCTCCGAGTTCACAATACGTAAGACAACGACACCCTCCGATAGCACATCGTCATAGCTGGATATGCCATAAGACTGAAGGAGTGCGTTATTGACATCAGTACTAATGGCGAATGCAATACTACTAACAGCCTTTCTCAGCTTTTCTCTTTCAGCTTCATTCTTGACGATACTATCCACGACCACACTGAAGTTGTTCACCTCAAAGTAGGAGTCCTTATACTTCATCCTGAGAATGAACTTGAAGAGTATATCCTCTCCAAAGCGAACCTGAACTCCGAAGCCGATAGACTCGCTCAGATAGGATATAAGGATGTTATCAATAGGCATCTGCACTTTCTCCGATAGGTAGGCGCATAGCTTGTTCTTTACAAATGTAATTGAAAGACCAGCTTCCTTCTGCGCACGAGGAGAGAAGAGCTTGTTTGTGATACTACGTCTAAGGTAGTAATCACTCCCTCCTTCTGTAACTCGGTATGATGCTTTAATCTTTGGTCTTGCCATACTATTACTTGTTGATTAGGTGACTTAGGATATGCTTGATGACATCAATCGTCCAGCCGTTACCCAGCATCTTATATGCTTGGGAGTCGGGACACTTCCACTGATACCATTCAGGGATGGTCTGCAAACGTGCGCACTCAATAGGGGTAAGTCGTCTTATAAGACACCCTATCTTCGCCACGGGCTGTCCGCTCCCGTCATTCCTTGCTCGTGCTGGGAGACAAGGTGCTTTATCTCCTGCCATAGGTCTGAAGCCTCTATCTTCAATATGAGTTCTCCAAATGCCTGGGGTGACTTGCTTGTCGCTCTTTATAGCAAGCAAATCCATATCCGAATGGTTGCCACCGCTGTTAGCACCTCCTGAAAGGCAAGAAGCCTTATCCTGAGAACCCTTTGGCTTTAGGTCTTTACCTATCTTGATGATGTCTTGATTAACGTCAAAGAAGGGGAGTTTTCCTTCGCTCTCCATCTTCTTATCGCACGTCCTTACAATGTCATTTCCGAAGGAGGAGTTGCCGATGTAGTACTTATCATCCACGTCCTCATCAAGAATATCTCTTAGGTTGATACCTTTGTCCTCGGGCTGTTCTATGTCCGTATGGACTTCACCAAAGAGACCATCCTCACGAACCTTGATATTGCTCCAATACAAACGTACTCTGTTCTGAGCGGAGACGAGAGCTGAATTGATTTCAACGGGGAAGATGCCAAGGCTTTCGTTGATGTAGTGTTCATCATCACCTCTCATACGAACATTCTCCAAGAGGAACTTGACATTCGGATTGGCACTCTGAGCGTGATGGAGAATATCAAGGAAGACCCAATACAGCTTACTGCGAGGGTCATCGTGACCAAGCATCTTTCCCGCAACACTAAACCCCTGACAAGGAGACCCTGCAAGGATAAGGTCAATGGATGACCAATCAATGTCCCAGCTCTTCCATTCCTCTACATTGCCGAGTTGGATGGTGTCGGGGAAATTGAGTTGGGTTTGCTTGATTGCGTGCTTGTCAATCTCACTTGCGTAGTAGGTGTCTACCTTTATGCCAAGTTCCTTGAGAGCAATCTGCCCACAGCTCATTCCGTCAAAGAGGGATAGTACTACCATATCTATTATCGTGGGTTGTATAGTATGATATACGGGACGGATGATGCGATGATACCTGCTACGACAATGCCAATCATATAGTAATGCACGTACCTGCTATTCTTCACAGCAAGAAAGCACATCGCAATCATCCAATAGATGAAGGACGAGAAAGCGACAAGACAAAGCATCAGGATGAATCCACGTAATGGCTCTTCAAATCCACCAAGCCAATAAGCACAGAAGGTCGCAACGAATACGATGCTCAGGGCTATATGGAAGAAGACTTCTTTAATTGCCTGTGCTTTCATACTTGACCAGCTGTTCTTTAAGTTTAATGATTTCATTCTCTAATTCTTTAACCTTAGTCTCATACTCCTTCTTCTGCTTCGTTAGCTTTACGTTGTGAGACTTGAGGGTGTACACCGATGCACTCAGCTCAGATATGTGCTTATCCCCATCTTCAAGATAGAACATCAGCGTAGCTACCTCATGTTCCTTCTCCGCCATCCGCACCTTCGCCCGAGAGTGACGAATTGAGATTACGAATATCGCAATGGCGAAGAATATGATAAGGACGGAAATTTCAATGACGCAAGTTAATAGGGTCATACTACTTCAATTTTCTTTGGTCAAAGTTACACAAAAGGCAGTCTTTGTAATGTTCATTGCAGAACTTCTGAGCCTCTTTCAGTGTCTCAAGGTACTCATCTTCGTTGATAGGGAGGTTTTTCGCAGTCTCAATGGACTTGTAATCCTCCTCATTCTTCATATACTGACCCGTTTCCACGAAGCAGAAGTATCCATTAGCATGCTCGTTGAAGATGATGTAATACGTTACGTATAGGTCTTCAAATATATTGGCGAAGCCTGCAAGCTCGCTATCGTCCCATTCAAGCGGACGGATGATACCTCTTAGGTTCTTACTTGTCAGTTCCATATACGTCCCAACTATCCTCCTCCTCGGAACAATCAATGCCGTCTACAAAGTTCTCAAACTCCGTGATGGTTCTTTCCATATCTCTTGCATCATCAGCTACGCTGAGTGCGTCCTTCTCCAAGTCTCCTTGTGCCACGTCAAACATATGAATAGGCGTGTCATCAAGAGAGCGGATGCCATCTACGATTTTATCCGAGATGCCATAAGACACTCCTTCGCAGGATGATTTGATTTGAGCGATGTAGTTCAGAATTGAACTCTTTTCGTCTTGAGTCATAATTATAATTGCATGATGTTGGTAGCCGTCTTGCTCTTCTCAAGCAACTCCTTCAAGTCGTTTTCGCAGACGAGTTGTGCTTCATCCTCGTTGGGGATATATGTTCCTATTTCAAGAGATTCGTCAAACCCAATCTTGTCTATGTCTTCGTCTGACTTGATGATGATACGGAAGCAACGGTAGCAAGGTCCATATCCGAAGTCATGGTCATAGAACATATACTCGGCACGATATTCATCGTTGATGGGATACGAACCAAATGCGAAATTTCCGTCATACTTCCATTCTATTTTTGGCGCATTCGTTTCCATATTATTATGGTTTAGTGTAAAACATATTGCAAACCTTGATGACTTGGTACTCTCGTGCTATTTCCTTCGCACGTTCAAGCGTCCCTGCAAACCCAATGGTCACTCCACTATAAAGGCTACCTGCCTGAGCCTCAATGCACCAAGACTCATTAGGCATTTGGAATAGGTGCAGGTCGTAGGTAAGACCCGTTCTGCTGTAATACCCTCCGTCTTCTGTCTTCTCCCAAAAGAGAGGCTGAAGTGAGGCTTCAAGTTCTTCCTTTGTCATATTATTATCTGTAATGGGAGAGCTGTTCTCTAAGCATCTCTATGTTATTTGAGAGACCCGTGCGTAGGCTCTCCTTGCTTTTGTAGGCTTCGTCTAACTCTCGCTTCAGTCTGCGGATTTTATCGCCCTGATTGATGCAGATGATGACGAGGATTAAGATTATTATGTAGAGCATACTGCTTAAAATTAAATCCACTTCACGATGGTATCGCCCTTGTATCCCTTCTCCCAAACAGCCCACATATATGCAGTAGGCGAGCTTTTCTGTTCAAAGTTCGCCATATCTCCGTCCTTATAGCACTTTACTCTTCGTGAGAAGACATATACGACCTTGGGTGGATATTCTTCAAAGAATACTTTGCGTTTCATTCCTTCAAGGAACTGAAGGCGCAGGAACATAGCTACTTTATGCCCCCCACCTACTAAGCTAAGGCTCTTCTTGACAAAGTCAATGGCGTACTTATACGGAGGGTTAGTGATAATATCTCCATCATAGGACTCTTCATTGCACGCCAGGAAGTCAAGGATTTCCACGCTTCCATCTCCAACTCTGTCTACAATATCCGAAGTCCTAACATTATGTTCGTTTTCACGGAGGACATTTGATAGGTGGTTCATACCACATGCTGGCTCCCATACGTTGCGACTGAACGTCTCACGCTTGAGGAGGTCATACATTGCAGATGGGTCGGTTGAGTAGAAGTCGTGTTCTTGTCTCTCATCCTTACTATGGTTGCTTGCTCCATTATATCGGAGGATGTAATCGCTTGGCATATTCTTATGTTTTATTTCTTCTTAGGCTTGAATGCCACTTCGTAGAGTGAGGTATGACCATCGCTATGCTCCTTTGCAAAGGTGATATGATAGCCACCTGCGGGGTAGTAGTCGCCCCACTTGTATGAAGCTACACCGCTCTCTACGATGTTCATGTTAAGCATATTGGTGAATACCCTAACCTGAGTGTCAGGAGTTAGAACCTCTACTCGCCCCTTGTCTACATCAAGGAATAGAGGGAAGCCCCCATCCTTTATGCAGTTGATTATCTCAAGGACGACCTTTTCATTATACGTTGCCATATCTCTGTTATCGTTTATCTTATTTTCTACTGCAAAGGTACGTAGAGTTTTTTGTTCCACCAAATGTCCGAATAAAAAAGTGGCTATAAGCGAACCACACTCTTTTGGAATGCGAGTTCAACTCATAGCCACAATGGGATTTATCTTGATACTAAAACTCTAACGTCCTATTACCTGCATACTCATCAAGAGCTTTCTTTAGGTCAATATGACACATCTCTGCGATATACATCAGTTCAGTAAGGTAAATGTTGCAGTCCCACGTATAGTCTCCCATAATGCCTATGAACCCATTTGAACAGATGTGCCACAAAGAACTATTAGCATCGTCATCAAATGCCTTCAGTACGGAAGCGTATTCCTCAAGAGATACTTTGCCTGACGGATTGAAGTGAGAGCCAAGGTATGCGAGCGGATACTCCATAGCTTGTGCTATCAACATTGGAGTTACGTTAGAACGCATACGCTTTGCTTCTTCTGTGTTGTTACCTTCCTCTAAGCATTCACAGATATACTCAAGCATCCACTCTTCATATTGGACGGGGTCTGTCGGATACTCAGCCGTTCCAATTAAAAGCTCGTGAATTTCATTCAGCATGCTCTCTCTCAGACTGAAGTAGAACTCCATATCTCCTTCGGAAGGCATTGGGAGTTCTCCTTCTTCAAGGGCTTTGTTGTCTTCTTTGTCAGGTTCAGGCTTGACGGGGAGCTTGTCGTAGACCTTCTTCGCAAGTGCGGTGAGGTATTCTTCTGTGATGTCGTTGTACATATAGATGACTTATGATATTATTCCAAACAGCTTAGATACATTCATATTGTAATGACGGAAACACAAAAGTCTGACTTCGTCTTTACAAACATACTTATCAAGGAGCAACGTCTCAAAGACATAATCACCAGCAAGCGTCTTTGCGGTGAAATCGCAAGAGACCTTACCCGATGACTTAACGTACGTAGCCGTGTAGAAACACGCACGACCATCGCCAACATTAGGATTAGCCTCTTCTACGAGAATAGTCCCGTCTTCGTATGTTGTATTCCAAGTTAAGCGTAGTGCGTTCATATGAGATTACGTGTTATCTGTGAGAGTAGCCCTGCCGTTCGTTGTAAGTAAGTCGGAGGATAGTGCTTTCGTAAGCGTCTACACCGAACATATCTGCGAGCCTAATCATATACCCGAGGACGTTGGTATAGCCGCATTCAATGCAGAAAAGTTCTTTTTCCAAAATAGACCAAAATGCTGATAGTTTTTTATCGACTTTATAATAGCGTTCTTCAAAGCGACTGAAGTCATCAGAGGCATCTTCTATCTCCTTAAATCCACCGAACGACTTATCCCTCTTTATCACCGATAGTGCAATGCAGAATGCTTCCCCGAAGTAGAAGTTTGTCGTGTGGTCATAGGATGAACCATTGGGACAAATGATTTTATCCGCAGTGAGTCCCGAATTAATCAGCTCCATTACCTTACTAATGCTTTCCTTACCACCAATAGAAACATTCTCAACACCGAACTCATCATATGAATAGGCTCTTGTCAGGTTACTAACAATAACCATCCCTGCATTTGAAGGTCTCAGGGCATCATGACTGAACCCTCTACTGATTCCACTCTTGTGGATGCGCTTAGCGAGTTCATTCCAATCATCGTCATTGAAGTTCTGAACGATAGGAGTTGCCTTAGCCGTCTCTCTCAGAGTGGCGAATGCCTTTGAGGATGATAGGATATGGACGAGAATATCAACGACTGACGAGCGGGATAGCACGCCCCACGCTGATGTATTCAGACGGGAGAAGTCGTATTCGGTAGGGATGGTGTATAGCTTCTTTACCTCACCGATAGTCAGGTGGCGACATTCAATACGAGTGTCACCCTTACCTCTGCCATCTACAGAGACTACAAGGCACTTCACCTTAGACGCTGTGATAGCATTAGACTTGGAATCCTTACGAAGCTCCAGCACACGTTCCTTGGCTTCACCACGGATGCGTATAGCACCACTCACATAGTATGCGGTATCAACAGCTGAGAGGTCAGGAAGAGTAACCCCTTCAAGACTTACGGAGGTGAACTTTTCTTCGTCTTCATCTTCCTCCTTATCAAGCACCAGCTTTCCGAGCGATACGCACTTATCCTGAGGCATAGGGATATTGGTCTCCTTCTCCCCGAAGAGGTTGATGTCTTCTTCTCCGAGGTTTGACCAATAGAGACGTTCCTTGTTCTGAGCGGAGACGAGTGATGCGTTAATCTTACAAGGTGTAGTACCAAGCGTTCTCGTGACAATCTCTTCGTCAGTATTGGATAGCACTCGTTCCTCAAGAAGCCAAAGGACTTCATTCTCCCCTTCGGAGAAGAGGTCAATGTAGTGCTTCAGGACTGCAAGCTGAGACTCACTACTTCCTTCTTCATCTTCATCTTCATTGGACTGAGAGCTACCACCAAAGATGTTCTTAGCCATAATAAGGTCGGCTTTGAAGTCCTTGGTGTCTTCAGTCACCTTGACAACATTAGTTGAAGGGAAGTTCCCCTTAATGACATCAAGGCACGTATTATTAACGCCTATAGTGTAGAACGTACCCACATTAACATCAAGCTGTTTGAGAGCCATTAGGATACTCCCAATCTCGTCATTGATGCCGAGTACGTTGATACTGCTTTTAGCTGTTGCCATAACTATATTTCTTCTTTTAACTTGATGAGCTTGTCGGTCTTTTGGATTTCAGATGGTGACACTTGGATGACCTTCCCGTCACGATAGACGAAGACGCTGTGGTCTGATGTGACCTTTACCTCCGTCCCGTCAGATGCCTTGATAGAGAACATCTCCTTCTTCACCTTGTGCTTATACAGATAAGACACTTGGTTGGAGCAGACGTGGTCTCCGTTGAATGTCGGAGTGAACATCAACATATTCCCTACAAAGATATACTCTTTCCCATCATTTTCAAAATGCTTGTGTTCTTTGAGGAGATTGTAATGCTTGTTCCAAAGGTCTTCAATGGAATACACCTTTGGTCTTTGTTTGTATTCATCAACATAGACCTTGGTATCTCCACTTACGGAGTCCGTGTTTGAGTATATCTCAAGACTTGGGTTGCCACTCTCGTCCTTGGGGAGGTCAAACGTATTGATGTCAAGTGTCTTTGCTCTTTCAGTAGAGATGCCAAGCCTCTTATGTAGCTCCTCATCCTTTTGGAATGCCCCCTTGAAGTATGATGTAATAAGCACAGATGCAATACGTGTCATCTGCCGTCCCTGCATTGTAATCGCTTCATAGAGTGCTGGGCTATACAGCTCTGATGACTGACTGCCGAGGACACCCGTAAAGGCATTCATCAGGAGCTTGGCTGATGCTTGTTCTGCGTCCAGCACGTCCCTTTGTCTCAGTAGCTCCTTCAGCCGTTCTTCTTTAGACATTGATTAAGTCAAATTTATCGTTTCCGAAATAAGGAGATAGGTCTCCTATGGTTTTCTTTTTTCCTTGTAGGTAGATGAACACGTCATTGAAGTCCCACTTGCTTCTGTCAGGTATATGGTAGTCACTTCTGAACTTCCTCCAAAGGAAGACGTATTCTCCATTCTTTAGCCCCTTTAGAGACTTGGTTCTTCCCGTCTCATCATCATCGTACATAAACCTACGCTTGAAGAGCTTAGGAGGCGTTCTGCCAGCCCCACTCGTTGCGATGGCATTGGGTATAAGAAGCGCATCAAAAAATCCCTCTGTGATGGTTACTTCCTTTGATGGGTCTACCTTGGCAATACCGAAGAAGTAGGAAAGCTCCTTGAGCGTCTCTAAGGTATCCTCGGGAACTGCAAGTCTTATATCAAAGTCCTCGCCTTCCTTCATCTTCTTGACAATCTCTTCGTACCCCATACTGCGGTACTTAGCTTGCCCTTTCTTTGGAGAAAGAAATCTGTACTGCAAACCTAAGACATGACCCGTCAGGGTTTGGTTGAGGATGATGATAGCATTGAGCTTCCTTGAGTAGAGAAAGTCGTCCCAGGAGTACTGCATTCTATTTGTTAAGTATTCCTTAGCGTGCGGTGGGGCATCATCTATAAGGACGTAACCAAGGTGAGCCATCAGGTGCGTCTTGTGGTAGCAATACCTCTTGACAATCTCGTCATCAATAAGCAAACCTATCGCCTTCCCAGCTTTACGTGCGGTCTCCTTGGAAGTCTTCTTCTTTGCTCTTGGAGCTGACTTGAGTTCCTTGACAAGCTCCTCGTCAAAGTAGACATCCCCAGCACTTGAAGCCTCTACGAGAAACTTCTCCAAGGACATATACCTACCGCAGTTGTGGCACTTATACATCCCCTCGTGGTCTCCGTGTAGGATGATAGACCCACGCTTCTTAAACTCGTTCTTTTTAGAGTCTCCACACAACGGACAAGCAAAGTTGATTTGTGCTTCACTGACGTTCACTCTCTGCTTTACAGCGGAGGTTGGGAACTTCTTTAGTAGTATATCTTCTACCTTGCTAATGAGGGTATCACTTACTTGCATATGGGGTTTCAAACCTAAATTCTCTACAAAGGTAATACTATGAAATCATACAAACAAATGAAACGAACAATCACCAAGTATTTGGCGGTTGCACTCTTCGGGGCTGTTGCTCTTGTAGGGTGTGAGACGAAGAAAAACGCTGGCTCTATTGAGTATGGAGGGAGTCAGCAAGAACATATTGAGGTCGTTATAAAGGATAGCGTCATCAATAAGGCACAACTAAGAAACTACATCCTACAAGAGGCTCTTCCAAGCCTCGGTCATTGGAGACCTTCTACCTTTAGTAGAGGGGCTAACGGAGACCTTACTCAGTACTCCTGCGTCCTTGCAGGTAAGGATACTCTGTTCATCTACCGACTGACGACAAGCGAAGATGGCAACTACCATCTCTCAAAGAAAATCTCCTACTAATGTATATTTTTTAATCTAATATGGATAAGCGACTTTTAGGTGGCTATAAGCCATCAGACATCACGAGGGATACCCCACGTTTCTCTATGGGGATAGATGGGCTTCCAACCTCGTTCTCCTGCCAGCGGATAATGCCTCCCATTGAAGACCAAGGCTCAACCCAGCACTGCGTAGCACATTCTTGTTCAGCTATGGTGAACTACCTCATCAACACCGAAAGGAAGACAAGGGGAATTGACTATGGCATTGAAGAAATAGAAATCTACGACCAGCGTAGAGATAGGTCAAGGGATATAGGTATGAGTCCCAAAGTTGCTTTTGAATATATCAGGACGAGTGGCGTGTATATACAACAGCTTGGTAGAAAGTACCAAATAGCGGGGTATGGTCTTGTCACGGAGCTGAGTGACTTGAAGAACGCCATCGTGATGAATGGACCCGTGCTTTCAGGGCTGTTTGTCAAATCTATGTCTCGTGATGACTTTTGGAATGGCAGTGGAGATTATGGTGGTCACGCCATCTGCATAGTAGGATATAACGACAAGACGCAAAGCCTTCTCCTCAGGAACTCGTGGGGGACGAGCTATGGTACAATGGGATACTATACGCTCTCCTACCAAGATTGGGAGAATGAAGCGATTGAGACTTGGACGATTTACTAAAAGAGAAGAGGGGAGGCTTGGTTGCTTCCCCTCTTTCGTTATCTATCATTGTAGTTGTATGGTGCTTTATATACCTCGGGATACTCGTTTAGTGGGTATGGAGGCTTGGGATACTTGGCTACAATCTTATACTTGATAGGTTCAAAGATAGCTTCAAAATACAGATAGAAGAACACGACATCTTCGTAGGTATTGTACTTATCCGCAATCTGTTTGAGCGTCATATCGCCATCCTTTATAATGTCGTACAACTCTTGGCTGTGCGAAATCAGTCTACCAGCGGCAACCCTTCGGTAATGCGTGATAGCTCCGTTCACTCCCTGCTCCTTGATGAAGTCAGCATCGTAGTGGCTAATCTTCTTCTTCGCTCCTTCCATTTAATATAGCACTTATAAAATTACACTTCCTTCGCCTTCTCGTTGGCGACATTGAAATACCCTCTCATCAAATCCACAAGGTGCTCCTTCTCCTCCTTCGGGAGGTCAAGCTCATCAATGTACTTGTAGCTAACCTCCTCAAGTGACGAGATAGGCATCTCTTCCTCGATAGGTAACCCTTCCTCGGACATCTTCAAGCCCTTCTCAATGGAGAACTTTACGTCCTTGTAGGTAGACCTATCAAGCAATGCGAGAAGCTCGTACGGCTCAATATCTCCTGCCTTATCTCTTGGAACGATGATGTCCGTGTAGTTGTTCGTGATATACGACTTAAACTCAGAGAGCGTCATCGTGAGAAGCGACTGCAAAGTCAAGGCTTGGAAAATGGGTGAGTATCTATTAGGAACGAACTCAAGCGTGTCGTCCTCCACGTTAAGGATATAAACACCTTTCAAGTCCCCAGCGTCAGACCTTCTCAGATGATATGGGCTACCGATATAGATGAACTTACCCAGCTCCTGGCGCTTGTGGATATGTCCTGAGAAGATTCGCTTAGCACGTGAGGCTGTCGTAACCGCACCATCCTTGATGGGCTTCCCTGAGTCAAAGATAGCACCAAGGACTTCCGTATGGAGAAAGATATAGTCAGCTTCTGAGTTGCTTACAGCTTCGGTCTCCTTTGAGTAGATGCCCGTATATGGTATGAACTGAGTCATAAACCCACGCCCGCTCTCCGTCTTAAAGTGAACCATTGAGTTAGCATCTATGACGCAAACGTTTGGTATGCCTCTTACAATGACAAGGGAGTTGAGCGAGCTGTCGCTTCGTCTTGACATATCGTGATTACCTGCCATTACATACACGGGGGCTATCTCAGCTATCTGACGGATAATCCCCGAGGCGACATTCATCGTGTCAATGTTGATGGACTGACGATTGTCAAACAAATCACCAAGGATGCAGACTGCAATCTTTTCATTCGCCTTGTTCTTAACAAGTGGAATAAAGAAGTTGGTGAAATAGGAAGACATATTGTCAAGCCATTCCGAACTATCGTTACGGACACCAAAGTGGATGTCGCTTACAAGGATGAGCTTATTCAGATACTCAAAAGGTTGAGTTGCACTCATTTCTGTTTTTAGTTTGTTAGTAACAGCATCACGATTAGGTCTTACATATTAAACACCGAAATTGGTGCTTCTACATCTTCCCTCCTCTTTATGCCGAGTTGATGGATTTCTTCTACGAGAGAGTGACGCTCTTGTAGTGTTAGGATTTCATTGCAAAGTCTCTCAAACTCTATATCAAAGAACGTGCCAAACCCAAGGACAATGTCGTATATAGTATAACCTTCTGACGTTCCGATTAGTTTTGTGTAGAAGTACTCAAACATATCTCGGTACGGCTGAGAAGACCTATTGGTGAATACAACCCTGATAAGATACTCTTCGTCCGATTGGTCTTCCTGAAACCAAGGACTACCTTCGTATATATCTCGGATAGCGACAGCCAAAGCCCTCTTCTCCAAATTACCTACTATATCATCCGTTGTAGCATCCTGATACCAATCCGATACAGACGGGTCAAGACGTGGCTTATTCTTTAGCTGAGATTTGACATACTCTGCTCCGTTATTATATGAGCTTTCAAATACGGGATTGACACCCCCTCTCTTTTCCGTGAGGTTTACAATGCGTTCTCCTCTGACTTCTTCCTCTTGCATATATAATTGTCATAGTATACAAGGTAGAGAGAGGGGGTCTCAATTCCGTTACGTATTAAGGGTTCTCGTTGTTCTTCTTGAACTCTTCAAACGTTGGGAGTGGCTTCTCCAGCTTTGCTCCAAGTGTCTGCTGAACCATATGCACAGCGGACATCATTGTATCGTACCCAGCCTTCTCTTCCTCTACGTTATTATAGATTGGAGCTTTCTCCTCTACTTGTGGAGCTTGTTGTTTAGGCTCTACTTTGGAAGGGTACGATAACTTAGAAGGCTTGCTCGCTGTGTACTTCGGCTTAGCCGTGTACTTAGGCGTTGGAGGCTCTTGCGGGGCTGGTGCATGAGGGGCAGTAGGAGCGGGCGGTGCAGGTGGAGGTGGTGGTGGCGTTGGAGCTACCTGAGTAGGCTGTGGTGTCGGTTGTGACGCACCCATGCCTATCGGCTGTATGCCAAGCCCCCTATCAAGCATTTCAAGTGGGTCTCCAAGAGCTTCAAAGCCTCCTGAGTAGTTGGGGTTGAGAGGGTCATCTGAACCTCGTCCTCCACTCGGGGTGAAGTCTGTCATCCTTGGTGGTGGCGTTGCACTCCCCATCCCCATTGGCTGTATCGTATGTACGCTTTCTTCACTCTCAGTCGCCTCAGGCTGTGCAGGCTGTTGAGGCTGTGCAGGAGGCGCATCATCTGAGTCAATGAACATCGGTGAAGATGTAGTATGTGAGATTAGGTTGGGCTGTTGTCTTGGAGCATCCGTTTGAACACCCGTCACGCCAAACTTCTGCATCGTCTTGGGGTCGTTGTAGTCGGAGAGAGTAGAGCCTGCGACCTCCTCAAGTTTCTTGAAGAACTCACCCTTGTTCTGATGACCATAGAAGTTGCCTTGTACATTTCGCTGAGGTCCATTGCTACTTGCTTCGTTGTTGTAGAACGAGCGTTGCTTTTCTCCTTCCGAAGGGTCAAAGTAACCACCAGGACTTAGGTCTTCGGTGGCACGCATATAGTCCTTCTCAAGGATGAACCTCTGCTTGGTATTCATGCCACCAGCACGGGAGAGAAGACACTTGAGGTACATCTCGTTGTTGGCATCCATTGCAGGGGACTTGATGATACCGAACATCATATCAAGCGTTGCGTTGAGTGCCGAAGACTCAGATACGTCCGTAGCTGAAATCTCTTCCGTGTCCGTCTGAGAGCGGGTGGTCTGAGTAGCCGTTACGATACACCAATCATTCTCCTTGGCGATACGTCTTAGCCCCTCTGCGATATTCTTAATCTTCGTATAGGAGTTATCGTTCTTGCTACCCTTCTCGTCCGACATCAGGTTGATGTAGTCAAGGAAGATAACCTTGAACTTAAACGGCTTGCCTGGCTTACTCAACGTACGTTCCGTGGAGATAAGGTACGATGCAAGTTCGCTTACCGATAGCTTTGACGTAGGGAAGTCCTGAACAACAAGTCTCCCATTCCTAAAGTTGGAAGCCTGCATAGCCTTCAGCTTGAAGCCTACCACACCGCTCTCCTCAGCAGATTGGTACTGACTGATATTGATGGATAGGAGGTTACTGCCGATACGGCTCATACACATCGTACGTGCAAGCTCCAAAGATACGAGGCAAGTGTCCACCCCAGCACGGACTGCGGAGGCAAGGAGGTTGTGCATCGTATAGGTCTTACCTGACTTAGGAGCACCCATAACGCACCAAAGAGAACCCTTCCAATAACCACCATTGGAACACTTGTCAAGGAACGTGATGCCTGTAGAGGTGCGTTCAAGTTCATCCTGCTTGTGGTGCTCGGGGTTGTAGAAGTCAAGACCTATATCAGCCTTAGCCATCACGGGAAGCGTGGCTTCTCTGAGCTTGTCCTGAATATCCCCGACAACAGCTACGGGGTCTTTGTGCTTGTACATGCCATCTCGGAATGCCGAGGTAGCACTAAGGAGAGCCTTTTCAATAGTAACCTTCTTGACACGTTCGTCAATCTGTTCATCAAGCCATTTGTTCTCCTCTTGTTCTGCGGACTTTTTGAAGGACTCCTCATACAAGAGGTATACGAATGGGTCTGTAATGTCTTCCTTGCTTTCGCTCTCTATGCCAAGAATACCCTTGGTCTGAAGTGTATTGACAATCCCTGACAACTTTTTCGGGTCAGGCATATCCTTGTACCTTTCCGCATAGAGAGAGATACTCTTGAAACACTTTCTGAGACGCTCATCCTCAAAGATGTCTTCGGAAAATAAGCGAATAGTAGTTTCATCCCGAGTAACTCGGAGAAACATAAGTCTCTCCAAGTTGCTCGGCATATCTTGTATCGTTGATTTTAAGTCTATCACGATGATGCCGTTGTTTTAGGATTTTAGAGTTCTACCCTGCAATATCGTGCCTCTTGTGGAGGTCTACGATAATCGCATTGAGCTTGTCCAGCTCAGTATCGGAAAGATAGTCGCCAACCTTTTCCTTGTCTTTGACGAATCTAAGCGCAACCATAAGGAGCGTGTAGATACATCGGTACATCTCACTTGAGCGAAGCATTCCCTTCAACTCTTCGTTGTTGATGTAGTTGTAGTTTATATCCGAACGATAGGAGTATTGGTCTTGTGGTCTCAGGAGACGTGGCTCAATCTTGTTGTCCTTCAACACCTGCATATCAAGCCATCTGAAATAGACCAAGGCAACTTCCCCTACACGTCTGATATAATCCCCTGCGTACTGCGCTCGTACCCATTCAAGGTCTCCCTTCGCCATACCTTCCGTATAAGCTCGTGTGAAGTCGCTTAGGATGAAATAGTATGCCTTAAAGAGCGTAGACCTACGTGGGCGAATCTGATGCACAGAGGAGTTCAACGAGAGCTTCTTCCAGCTATTGGGCATGCACTCGTACGTGTTAGAGATAAAGCGGAAGTAGATAGCATCAGGCATATCCGAGATATATTCCCTATTTGCCAAATCTGCCATGCTACTGAGTTCGTGAATAGAGTAGTCCTTTCTCAGGAGGAACGTCTCAGAGACATTCTTAACAATGGACTCAAATCCTTCCTCAGACTGAATGTCGTTAATACTCCCATCCTCCTTTACAACGGCAGAGCGTGTGATGACGAACTCGTAGCCTTTTGTGTGCATTTCCTTGTAGGAGACTCCGTATGGTGCGTAGTTCCCTGATGTCGGTAGGTAGGAGATTTCAAGACAAAGGATAGAGTTATCCTTAATCTTCATTGCCTTGAAGATACCATTGACATACATTCGGAGCTTATCGCACGCTTCGCTGAGGTCTCTGTTGATGGAGAACTCAATCGCACCATATCTCTTCTTGCGTGTCACGATAGTATCGTAGTCGTTCATCCACTGCGAGGTGAAGAAAATCTTAGTATCCTTGGATACATATACGCATACCGAAGGAAGGTCAATTCTCTCCTGCACGAGGATGCCGTCTGCATGTTCAAGAGCAATCTCTTCTACTGACTGCTGTACTTTCGCTTTTTTCGCTAACAGCCTTACGGCTTCTTTTGTAATACTCATTCTTATATATAGTGTGTGTTCGTTTAGAACATATCAAAGATACTGACAAACGTTTCAGCCTGAGGGGCAGTCTTCTTCTGCACTCTTTCCTCATCTTCCACTTCGTACTCTACCCCGATTAGGTCTTCATTTTCATCACCGCAAACCACGCTGTAAGCCTGACCATCAAGTGAATAGGAATAATCAAGACCAATCCTACGGCTCTTCTTGATAGCCATATACCTATCACCTTCGGAGAAGTAGCTTGAGAGAACGTTTAGGGGGTAGGTGATGTTTGCAATATCCAAGAACTTCTTTTTCAGTTCGGAGATTTTATTTACCGAAGAAGGCTTGTTCGTTTCTTCAAGGGCAGAGATGCTCGCTGTGATACATTTGTCTGCCTCTTGTTCTTCTGCGTTAAACACTCGGATAAGTGCAAAGGTCTTTCTTCCCAACGCCTTGTCTTCCTGCGTTTCGTAGTACTGAACGATGTAATACCCTTCGGTCTTGTTCTCACGAATGTTACGCAGGAACGGGCGATAAGTCTTCATCCAATGCTTACCCATCTCCCCGTGCATATTGCTATCAAGAGTGATGTTCACGTCTCCCTTCTCGTCCTTTCTTACGATGGCATAGGGCAGGTTAATCTGAGTGAAATCAAATGAAGAGATAGGAGCTACCACGCACTCTTTGTCTCCACTCTCAAGAGCCTGAAGACGCAGACGAATAGTATTCCGTTCGTGTGATGTCAATGTACTCATTATAATATATCGTTTATATCTTTTTTCTTTACTCGTGAGGTCTGCTTCATAACACGCTCTTCATGCTCCTTGTACTCTTCGTACTCTCGGAGGGCAATCTGCTTCGTGTACTCGTTAGACAACGCATATTGTATCGTCTTACACTCTACTCCTGCAAACCTGCTCAAAGGTAGTAAATCTTCCGCAGGTATGCAAAATATGTCTGAAAAAAGTTCTGTCTCCAGCTTCTTTCTTCCCTTAACATATACTGCCTGAGGAACTTTGTTTGCCTTGATATTTTCAAGGAAAGAACACCACACATAGAACATTTGTCGTGGTGAGCATCCCGTCTTTTGAATGGTATCGGATTGTAAAGGATATTGGATAGACATAATACGATTGACCATAAAGGCATTCTTAGAAAGGGTATCCTCTCTAAGGTTTTTAACCATAGCCCTATTTTCATAGAGTAGCTTCACCAAGTCGTATGGTGACATCTTGCTCTCTTCTAATGGAGCACCATTTATCTGTTCCTCTTTTTCTTTACTCGCCATTTTGCGGAATCAAAAGTTTGTCCTACCTTTGTGATGACAAAGTTAGCAATTCTATTTCAAACAGCAAAATATATAACTCGCTATGAATAGGTAAAAGAAACGTATGGCAAGAAAGAAATCAACAGAGGGCGGTGGAAGCTCTCTTGACCTCTTGGGTGTAATCGCAAGTGCGGATAGCTCACTTGAAATTCTAACCAAGAGTCAGGTAGGTAAGATACGAGAGTATATACCTACGGGTCACTACACGTTAAATGCGTCACTGAGTGGTTCTCTCTTTGGGGGTATTCCTTCGGGGCGTATCGTGGAGTTTGCAGGTGAAAAGGGAACGGGTAAGTCCTATCTGTGTATGGATTGTATGCGTGAAGCTCAGAAGATGGGATATACTTGTCTCCTCTTTGATAGCGAGAACTCATATGATGTTTCAAGTCTTGACCGATTTGGCATTGACACAGATAAGCTAATCCTGAAGCAGACGAATAGTATTGAGGAGATTGGTGGTCTCATCTCCAAGCTGACGACCAACCTAAAGGCTCAGTACGAAAAGCAACTTGCTTCCGACCCCGACACCGAGAAGCCAAGACTTATGATTGTCATTGATAGCTTCGGTGCACTCACCACGACATCGGGTATTGACCAAGTGGCAAGCGGTGAGGCAGGAAAGCTGAACCTGACGAAGCAGAAGTATATGGCTCAGGTCTTCCGTGCTATCACCACTCCATTAGGTCAGCTTGATATTCCGATGATTGTCACCAACCACGTCTACGTAGACCAAGGGTCTTATGTTCCTACTGCGAAAGCCGCAGGTGGTGAAGCCCTGAACTACAACGCCTCAATCATTATGATGCTCTCAAAGGCTAAACTTGATGGTAAGGATGCTATCAGCGATAAGCTGAAGCAGGAGAGCGAAGACCTTGGTATTGAAATTCAGTCATCAGGTTGTATCGTAACGTGTAACCCAACTAAGACGAGATTTGCAAAGCCTATCAAGTCTAAGTTCTACATCTCCTTCTTCACCAAGAACAACCCTTATATCGGTCTTGAGAAGTTCCTTACTTGGGACAACGTTGGTATTGAAAGAGGGAAAATCCTTGAGAAGAGAGAATACGAGAAATTGTCTGACGCAGACAAGGCTAAGTGCAGGAAGTTTGATGCACTAAAGGATAAGGATACGGGAGAAACAACTGAAAAGTACTTCCAGCCCAAGGAGACCGCACGAGGTTATGTCGTGAAGCACCTTGGTGTATCCGTCCCTGCAAACAAGATTTTCTGCAAGTCGGTCTTCACAGATGAAATTCTTGAACTCCTTGACGAAAAGGTCATCCGACCCAATTACGAACTCCCCTCCAAGGCGGAGATGATGATGGAAGAGGATATTGACCTGAGTGAAGGAGATAGCATCAAGGGTGCGTTTGACTTCTCAATAGACCTCTAAGAAAGACAATGGCTACACCTTTTGCTGAAAGTATAACATTAAAGTATTATTAACTAAGCGTGTTAGAAATAGGGAACAGCAGATGTGTGTAGCCATTTCTTTTTATCAAAGTATCAAATATGGATTCACTAACAACTTGGTTCGCAGTATCACTTTTGCTTGTAATTTTATGGTCAATCGCTCTGTATAGGGTTGCCATATCACGAAACCCGAATGTAGCTTACATTGCATTCTTCCTGCTACTACTCGGATTCGCAATTATAAGTTCACTCCTATCGGTATTGATTAGTATTATCTCATTCTTGCTCTAAGTTTGGTATACTATAATAATAGTGGATATACACTCGTTATATTAGTACTATTACTGATAGTAGTTCAGAAGACAGACTATCCCAACACATTAAGGAAGTATGCAGACAAAGGAATCATCAAAGCGGTCAGTACATCAGAGAGAAGAAAACGTCTCTCTGATGTCGACTCGCTCCTTGAAACGAGAAGGGAGAGTTCATCGCTCTCACCTCTCGTCTGCTACTCCCGAGTGTCAAGGTCAACGTTGTACTACGAAGAGAAAATCATCCAAGACATTGGTTCAGGTCTCAACCATAAGCAATCAATTCTACGATGACGCATGCAGTGAGATAAGCTCGCACTTGTTGTCTCCCACCGAGATAGACTCTGCCGTTTCGGATTTGAGTTGCTTGACCACATCTTCTCGTGGAGAGGAGGTGAAGTCTTGGTTCTCAACAAGTCAGAGGATAGCCACGAGAAAGAAGTCAAAGAAGATTTGCTCTCAATACTTCAAGGCTTCTCGTTCCGAATGCACGGACTTCGTAGGTACGCAAATCAAAACGAGAAAGATACGAATTTACCCAACGAAGGAACAGAGGACACTACTCCGTAGGTGGCTTGGAGTGCAAAGGTTGGTGTATAATCAAGCTATCCAGCATTACAAGGACAAGGAGTTTGATGTTAGACATTGGATGAAGCTGTATTCCATAGTTTTTTCGGAGCTTGATATGGACTACGTCAAAGAAGTTCCACATCATATCAAGAAGAATGCTGTCAAGGATGCTTATACTTCATGGAAGACGAATTGCAAGAAGGCGAAGAAGAGCGGAACTCCATTCTCCTTGAGGTTCAAAAGCAGAAAGGATAAAGTTCAGTCCTGCTACATTCCTAAGACTGCTGTTTCTACTCTTGGAATATATCACACCAAGTCAGGTGTCCTGAAATTCTCTGAGACCGATTGGTTTGCCAATTCCGAGATTTCGGACTGCCGACTTATATGTGACCATGGTAGATGGTTTCTTTCTATCCCGAAGAAAATCACTACACAACTCCCCTCCGAGACCCAAGGAGGAGCAGTTGCCGTAGACCCAGGGATAAGGAACTTTGGAACATATTTCTCTACTGATGGTCGCTTCGGATGGGTCGGACAAAGAGCGTTTGGGAGAATCCTAAAGCTCAACCTAAGAATAGACAAGATAAAATCTATCATAGCTAAGACTGAAGACAAGCTGTATAAGTTTAGGCTAAAACGAGTCTTGGATAGATTGTATCATAAGATACAAGACCTCGTGGATGAATTGCATTGGAAATTCATAAACTTCCTTACCAAGGAGTTCTCCGTTGTAATCTTCCCTCCATTCAACGTTTCCGATATGGTTAAAAAATCAGGTCGGAAAATTCGGAAGGTGGTCGTCAGGTCTATGATGGCGTTGAGGTTTTATGAGTTCAAAGAACGCTTGAAAAGCAAATGTAAAGAACGTCACGTCCTCTTCATTGAACAGAACGAGGCTTGGACATCCAAGACAAATTCATTCAATGGAGAGGTGATGGCAAGCCTTGGAGGTAGAGAGTTCTTCAAATACCAAGGTATGAAAGTCAATCGTGACGTTAATGGGTCTCGCAACATCTTGTTGCGAGCAATGAGGGATAGCTCCGCCAATGGTTGAAATACCATTGGATGTTTTGTAACACGCTGATTCCATTGCGGATATTAGAAGTTGTTAGCGAAAAACTATCATAAATACCTAAGATTATATACATATTGTTACTGACAAAACTCATGAGTAAGAAACCACAAGTAATCGTAAGAAGTCAGCCAGGTGCTACGGGTCTTCCTAAGGACGACCCCCACTACAACGACCCATCAGCCTTTGCCGAACCCGTAGAAGCAGAGGACATCAAGGTCATCCAGCTTCACCCTGACGAACGTAAGCGTCTCCTGAAGGAAGGTACTACGTCCGTTTATACGCAGGGCTTCCAATTCCTTCAGTTCCCTAACGGCAGTCTTGGCTACAAGGCTACGTTTGAAGATGGTACTGAAAAGTACTTCAGCCTGATGATTGGTAATGGTAAGTCAAAGGAAATCAAGCTCGTTGACAAGACCTTCGTTTGGTACGATAGTCTGATGGACAAGCTCGAAGTCTTCCTTATCGGGGAGAAGGATAGAGCCTACAATACCTCTAAGGTAGATAAGGTTCATATGGCAATGTTCCTCGCAGGTTCAGTCCTTGCAGGTCTTGTTGTAGCTGGTATCGCTTGGCTACTCCACTAAGGGTTTAACAAACTAAAGAGTGTCACCCGAGGTGTTCTTCAATGTGCATCTCGGGTGTGCTTTATAATCACGAAACGAAATAGAAGAAAGAAAAAGAACATGGAAGAAATTAAGAACTCCGACTACGTAAAGTCGTTTGACATCAACATCGCTAAGCTATACGTTCCATCTATCGGTGACGTGGCTAACATCATGCCAACAGAAAAGGACGATAAGAACATCTCTCCCTATATCGTAGGTGGCGGTGAGTATCTTGTACGATGCTTCACGAGAGCCATCGGTGCAGACATTGTCGCACGTCAGGGTGTTAGGGTTCGTATCCAGCTCGTGCTTGGTCTCTACAACGTTAAGCTGACTGAGGAAGCTCTTGACGCTGTACTGCAAGCTACTAAAGACTATGGTCTGAATAGCTTTGAGGAAAGGGTAGCACAGCTACTATGGAACAACAGAAAGGATTAGTAGGGCTACCTACCGATAAAAAGAGAACCGCCTTGGGTACTACACTAATAGTTTAACGAACTAAAGAGTGTCGCCCGAGGCGTTCTATTATGTGCATCTCGGGTGCACTTTATAAAAAAAAGATTATATTTGCAAGAGATATGAGAAAGATAAACAGAACATACAAGTTCAGGTTGTACCCAACCAAGGCACAGACCGAGTTGCTTGCGAAGCATTTCGGTTGCGCCCGCTTTGTGTACAACTACTTTCTCAATCAACGGCAAGAGCAATATAGGCTAACGGGTAAGAGTGATAATTACTATGCGCAAGCTAAGATTCTTACTGAATTAAAAAAGCAAGAAGAAACTGCATGGCTTAAAGAGGTAAACGCTCAATCCTTGCAGTTTGCGCTAAAGTGCCTTGACGTATCCTATACCAACTTCTTTAAGAAGAGAGCAAAATTCCCTAAGTTCAAATCAAAGCGTTCTAAAAACAGCTTTACTGCTCCTCAATCCGCTTTAATCACCAATAACAGACTCTTCGTGCCCAAATTCAAAGAAGGCATCAAGTGCCGTGTACATCGGGAGATAAAAGGCAAGATTGGGAAGGTGACTATCACCAAGACCACGAGCGGAAAGTATTTTGCCTCTGTACTCGCAGAGGAAGAATATGTAACTCCATTTGAAAAGACGAATAAGTCCGTTGGAGTGGATTTAGGATTGAAGGACTTGGTCGTGACTTCTGAAGGAGAGACATTTAAGAACAACCGCTACACGAAGAAATACGAACGCAAACTCGCAACAGCACAGCGACATCTTTCTCGGAAGAAGAAGGGGAGCAGAGGGTACGAAAACCAGAGACTCAAAGTCGCCCGAATCTACGAGAAGATTTCAAATTGTCGCATGGATTACTTGCATAAGTGCTCAATATCCCTAATAGGGAGGTACGACACCATCTGCGTTGAAGATTTGAACGTTAAAGGAATGGTGAAAAATCGTCACCTCGCTAAAGCTATCACTGACGCAAGCTGGGGAACATTCCTCAATATGTTAACGTGTAAAGCAGAATGGAATGGCAAGAAGGTCATAAAGATAGATAGGTTCTTCCCATCCTCACAGACCTGCAATGTCTGCGGGTCTGTCAATAAGGATGTAAAAGACCTATCTATCCGTGAATGGGAATGCACTTCTTGTCATACGCATCATGACAGAGATGTCAATGCCGCTATCAACATCCTTCGTGTAGGATTAAAGCAATATACATCGGCAGGGACTGCCGATTACACGGGTGGAGGGGAAGTAAGAGCCGACCTTTCGGAAAGCCATTCCTCAGCGAAGCCCGAAGCCTAAGAGTTTTCAGCTCTTTGGTAGTTCATCTTCCCTTTGAGGGTTAGCAGTCTTTGATACAAGCTGTGTATCTCGGTGGACTTCTTGATGTTGCTCATGCACTTCCTAATCCTTGGGACGTAGTCTTGTGCTGAGGCATACTTAGCTCCGTTCTTGTTACGGAATCCACTACTAAGAAGTTGTTCCACGCTCCTGCCGTTCATGTAGTTGTACTTGACAAGTTTGATGTACGGCTCGATAGAATCATCGGGGTGTTTGTATCTGAATGCGCTCTTACCATTGTCAAAGCAACCTACGGAGAATGCCGAGTTAGTACGCTTTGGTCTGCCCATTGTAGCGAAGTGACCTTCAATATGACATTGGGCGAGTAGCAGGGTAATATCAAACTCCTCAGAGATAGACTTTGATACGATTGCTTTTCCCGTCATTCTACTTGACTTAGAGGTTGAGGCGATATATTCGTCTACCTCCTTAATGAGCTTATCCTTGGTGTCCTTATATTCGTTTTTGAGCTTGACTTTGACGGATGCGGTATCCATCTCCATCTTCATCTCTGAAGCTCTCACGAAACTTGACTTAGGAAAGGCTAATGAGAAAAACAATACGGACGCAAATACAAACTTCTTTTTAATAGACATCGTTTATATACGTTTATATTACAATGGCAAACCGAAATGGTTTGACCCCACCGAGCCGAACTCTTTGTGAGACCAAAGGAGAAACCCTAAGTTTTTAACGTTTAGGTTCTCCCATAACGGCATTGCCTCTTCGGTCATCTTGAACCCGCCAAGTGAGGCGTTGAATAGTCCAAGAAGGGGAGTGACGTAGGGGAGGGCGGTGATGCCTTTGGATGCTAAGGAAGCAAACTCTCCTACGGGCTTATACCTATCTGCCTCCGTTGGTCTGTACAATGAATACAGCTTCTCTGAGACGAGAGGTAAAAGCGTATTGTCAAGAGCACCGAGAACTGAACCAACGGGATTGCTCTGATTGACTTTGATGAGGGAGACTATATTAGGGTCTCCTTTTATTATACTCTTAGGCGTGACGAACATATACATCCCTCCTGCCTTGAGTGAGAATTTAGATGCGACACCACTTGTGAGTGCCTTGTAGCTTGCCTCGTATGCTTTTGTTAGTCCCGACATAGCGAGGTCGGATGCTGATGAAACTCCACCTATGACGGATAGTGCATGTTCGTATGGGCTGTTGGGAAGGGATGGGAGCTTGATACTACCAAGTGCTTTGCGTATAGAAGCAACGAAGGATGTTACAGCCTTCATCAGCTTAGCAACAATCTCATTCTCCTTCTCAGCTTGAATACGGCTTATCAGAGACGCTTTCTCTACCAAGGTGGAAGAGATGTCCGTATATTTCGTTTCAAGCTCTTGTAGGAGCTTATTTGCCTCCTCAGTGCGTCTTGTGACATTCTGTTCTACTAAGAGCGTAGCTTTCATATCAAGAGCCTTGAGTGTCTCCGTTGCCGTATCTGTGAGGTGCGAAATCGTTTTGTCCAGCTCTTGGTTGAGCTTGGTCTTCGTTTCCATAATCTCATTGACAGCTCCGTCAATAGCCGTGCTGACGTATCCCTTCATATAAGAGCTTGCAGTCTCCTTAGCGTGCTTCATAGCGCACTCGGCAGAACATACTCCATCAAGGATAATATCAGACTTCTTGCCACAGACAATACACTCGCCTTGCAATGGAGACGAGAAGCGTCCCCATATCGTCCCAAGGTCAAGAGGGTTTTCAAGTATGGAAGATACAAGTGCGCCTTCCGTCATACTCCAAAGAGAGGAAGCGATAGTCCTGGGATTGAGGTCTTGTTTCTTCTCGTTGATTAGACGGATGGCTTCGTCCTTGTATTGTTCTATCTTTTCTTTAAGCATCGCTACTCAAACAACCCTTCGTTGATAGAGGGCATTCCAAACAGCCTGATAGTGTCGTTGATAAACGGCAATACAAGCACCTTAAACATCTTCCCATAATCAGGCTCGGGGGCTACTTCAATAGGCAAACATCCAGCAGGGTATCCGTAGATAGGATATTCATCGTTGGTGGTATAGTAATACCTGATAGCCTCATCGCCTTGTATGAGCTTGTATTTATTGCGGAGTGTCGTATCCCTTCGGATGGATAGGTTGTAATACCCTGACGCTTTCACCTGAGGCATAGCACCCATAGGGAACTTAACAACACCAAGGGAAGGCTTGACTGATACGCCCTTGAGGACATCACCTACATTAACAAGGGTAGAGACATCATCAATACTACCGCAATGGAAAGCAGAGTAAATCTCCATCACCTTTTCTCCCATATTGATAGGATTAAGGTCGTTGTCCCTTACGGATGCAAACACCCACTTAAGGAAGTCCTTCATCAGCTCTCTCGTGAACTCAGACTGAGTGGTAGAGATAGTAGGGATACCCGTAGACTTATCCTTCTTATCGGTAATGACAGCATATTTGTTCTTTGCGTAGATAAGCATATCTTCTGCGATGTCATCCACCTTTAAGTTCAGAAGATTACCTTGACATCCCATTCCCTTTGCATACACGTCAAGGTAGTTCATCAGGTATGGCTGAATGCCGTGTTCGTCTAATGCTTCAAGGAATGGTATCATATCCTTATTGGAAATACCGAAGTATCTTGCTATGATGCCAAGAGCGTTGAAGGAAGAGTTATGAACAAGGACGTTGTTAGCGAAGAAACAATGCGTTCCTTCTACTTCCATATCGTAGACATCCTCTTCCTTCTCTCCGAGGCTTACCACCTCGTCTATATCAACAAGCTCAAACTTACTGAACTCGTTGCAAAAAAGTCCTTCTTCAATTTCGTCTTGCATAATCGCTTTTAGGTTTATGCGGAGTGTGGTTACTCCATAGTGATGGTGCAAATATACGAACATTCTACTTTACAAGCAAACGCCCCTACACCACAATGGGTATAGGAGCGTCCTTATATTCGTTAGTTACCATCTGCCTTTAGGGCATCCGTAGATAGACTTTCCTTCTTCATCCTCTAAGTACTTAGCGGCGCATTTGCTTGGGAGAAAGCAGTGACATATCCCGCACGTCATTCCTTTCCTATCAGGGCAGGATGAGCAGACGTTTAAGCGTCTCCTCATCTGCACCTTGTTCTTTCCAAGGAAGTAATTGTAGAACCCCGATAGGATTAACCTTGGTCGTATCTTCATTACTCAAATAGTCTCAGAGGTATTTCGTAGAATGAATCAAAGAGAACTTCATCAAGGACACGTTGCCTTTCTATCTCCCTGAGCTGTTCAAACCTTTCAAGAACATCCATATTTGAAGGATTATCCATATAGACACGCTCTGCGAACTTCCAATGGTTTACCCTCTTCCACAGCTCTGCATTCGTTCTTCCTTCAATATCTCTTATACCAACACTATACGAACGTGTGATAGACTTAGAAGGCTTTGGAATATACACTGAATCCGAAGGCTTTGCCGTGCTTGTCATATTGAATAGAACACTACCGATGGTATTCCTTTCAAGGGAGGTATAGTTCACGGAGAACTGCGTCCTTGTCTTGTAAGTAGCACTCAGCCTATTGGGGACACTCTTGAGGGCGGTCTCTCTCGTTTCCGATGCCATAGTGAGACCATACTCAAAGGTCAGCGGGTAGAAGTACTCAAAGGTATCAAGGTGGTACGGACTATAAACGTGAGCCGAGTTGGTATATACTTCCGAATCGAAGTTGTCGCTCGTCCTTACGTCACCCATCACCTTACCGCCAACAGCCTTGATGAAGTTATTGACGTTGAAGCCACTGAGTGCCTTTCTCGTACCAAGCCAATTCATTCTCTCCCCGAGCGTCCTATGTATCATAGGTACGTTCATACCACCGAAGTCAAGAGACGCATAACCACGAGCACCACGTGGGTCTTCAAAGGTAAGCGGGATAGAACACATTGAGTTTTCAATCAGCTCTACGATATTCATATCTTCAACCCTCTTTCTCTTTTCCGAGATGATTGAGTCTTCAAACATCGCATTCATCTCCATAGCGTCCTCGTAGTACCCATACTTGTCAATGTACCTCACCATCGTGTCACCATTCATATAGAGTGGTACAACGAATGAAGGGATGGTCTTCCAAGCATCAACAGCGGAGATATTGTCACCCTTCTTGCCAAGGAGGGTAGCAACACCAGCGAACTGAGTGGCTACATCATCCTTGTGCATAATGGAAGTATCAAGTGTCTGAAGCTCTACCACTGCATTCGTTACAAGCATATTGTAAGAAAGTGCTGGACCTCCCGAGAAATACGTTGCCGTAGTAGGTGAAGCGTATATCCTATCAATCACGTTAGGTATCTGACCTCGGTCAAGTCTCTTGCTGATATAGTCCGTATATTCTTCGTTGGTCTTATACTCAGCAGGTCTTATCTTCTTGAGAGGCTCGTGTCTATACAGCTTCTTGTTGTATGCAACACTCTCATCCTCAGACACTTGGTTCATAGAGAAGGTGAAGATACCGAGTTCGCTTGGAGAGAACCACTTTTGGTAGAAACCACCAACACTACCTTCTTCCTTACCTATACCGATAATGTCGTGATACTGCATTAGGTTTACTTCGCCTTCCGTAAGTCTATACGAAGCATCCTGAGAACCTTCAAGAGTAACGCTTGATAGGGCTGGAGATACTCTTCGGTGGAAGATATTAAGCGGTATCTTACCGAACGTAAGGGGCTTCAGACCACCTCTGTTTGCAGGACTACGACCATTAGTAGTATCACCACTCTTAACGTCATAAGCATCTACACCCCAAGGCTCTACTACACCCAGCTCAAGGAATCTATCGTGGTAAGATAGACCATATCTTTTGTTGGTCTTTTTAAGCGACAACGTTCCATTCGCCTTTGTGTAGATTTCATTGACGCTACGATAGGGCAGAAGCGAGCCATACGTGTTATGCGAGAGAAGCGTATTGTCACTCTCCGATGCACCTGCCGTATAAGCGTTAGGTATGGTAGAGTCAAAGATGGTAGACTTGTTGTAGTTGTACCAAGAGAAAGATGGCTCTGCTGTGCGTGCATATCTCGTCTCGTTGGTAGCCTTAACAGCATCCGTGAAGTCCTTGCCATACCCGACATTCTTAAAGGGCATATCATTGTAATCCACTGACGATACATTCTTCACCTTGTCGGTAGTCATGTAGTCGTAGATGGATGTTGAGTAAACCCTAAGTCTGAGCGTCACCTTATCTCCGTCCTTGATGAAGATACCACTTTTAGACTCATCATACTTGATAGGACGTGGTGATATATTACTATTAGCGGTATTCGTCTCAAAGAGGATTTCCTTCTTCTGCTCTTCTGTGAGATTGACCCCTGCGATAGTAACACCTCTTACCGAAACGTCTCCTATACCGCCACTACCGACTTGGATACGTCTGATATACTCACCAAACTTCTTAGCTCTACTTTCCTCTACGTCAGACTGCATCCCGTTGGTCTTGATGTTCTTGACAAGCCTTATCTTCTGACGTTCGTCAAGCTCAGGTGCATTCTGATACTTCAGGAAGTCGCTGTAAGATATTTCCTTGTTTACCTTATTACCTACACGTTGTAGACTAATAACACCATTCTTACCCAAATGCTTAGTTGCAGAGAAGAATGCAGGATGCTCTTCAAGGGGAACGGGGAACATATCTACATATACTCTTGAGAACATAAACCTTGCAAGGTAGCTCGCATAGAACGTATTTGCAAATTCTATAGTATCAAGGATGCCAGCCTTAGCCATAGCATTTCCATCATAAGCATGCAGATGCTCAATGTAGCAATGACTACCCGTATATACATCCCTCAGCCTTGGCTTAGTCATAGACTCCCCGAGGTGGTTTTGAAGGAGGGTATAATCAGCGTCTGTAGCCTTCTGTGCGGGAATATCGTTTCTCGTCAGCCAAGCACCGAACATCGAGTTGCCAATACCAAGGGCATTCACCTTGTCATTCTTGAGCGTCTTGTTCACGTTCTCATCACCAGCGAAGACACTTGCGTAGTTCTTCAGATAGTCTCTGATATGCTCCAGCTTCTTCCTCGTGTTAAACCCTTCACCTCGGTAGGTGACATCAATAAGAATGTCAATACCATAGATAGTTGATTCCACCTTAGGAGCATCCGTCCTCTTCACGGAGGTAGGCTTAACGCCCTTGAGCTTGTACCTATTTCTGATGCTCTCTACGCTATTAGCAAATCCGTCCTTCTTGGACTGAGTTAGAGCGGCTGGTGCAGTGATTTCAGTAGGCGTAGCCCAAAGCTCATTCATATAGTCTTCCTTGATGGTAGCCCAAGTGAAGACATCATACTTCTCTCTTGATAATAAAGTACCAAATTTCGTAGCCTCATTATTCCCAGGATATAGGAATATAGGCTTGATAGAATGTGGGTCGTAAAGCATACCACCACTGATGTTAATACCCGACACGACAGCACCCGAAAGCTGTTCGCCCTTGAGGTCTGATAGCGATGAACACGTACCAAACATCATCAGAGGATTGAGCTTGTCCGTACCACCACTTCCTACGAGGTGCTTGACGCTATATGGATTCCAAAGCGTTTCCATCTCACGAGCGTACATCTTGCCTCCATAAGCCTCTACCCCTGCGTGGGAATGATTGCTCTTAAATGGTGCAGAGAACATCCAAGGTGAATGTTGCTTGATACCATCAACAGCACCAGCCTTAAAGGCAGTCATATCAGCGGACGCACCACCTGAGATAGATGGTGAGTTGAGGAAGTCTGTATGCGATGAAGCCTTCTTCGTATGAAGAGTAAACGCAGATGCTTTGATAATCCTACCACTCTCCTTCGTATAATCCATCAGGTTGATACCACTTGCCTTCTGCCTTGGAGAGAATGCGTAGTAATCGTGTCTCCTACCATTGTTCGCATCAAAATGGAACTGAGCAAAGTTATGCGTACCCGTATATCTCTCGTCCTTAGGATTGAACCCATAGAAGAAGCAGTCATTAGGAACGTCAATACCTCTAAGAGTAGAACGCTTGACATCATTCTTCGCTATACCATCAAGGAGGAGGTGCGCACCAAGAGACCTTACGGCTTGTAGCGGAGCGGAGGTCTCCCCGTAAGTATCAAGAAGGAAGTTGCCATCCTTGCCGAGTGAATCCACCTTAGTACCATAAGCAGGGTAAAGTGGGTATCCAGCATTTGGCTGTACATAAGGGTTCGTGCTAAGAGCCTTCACCTTGGGGTCTACCGATAGCCACATCATAGGACTACCCGTACCTCTATCAAGAGAGACTGCACGCTGAGCGAACTCTTCAAGCACATTGACCATCTCCTTGTAGACCTTATTCAAAGCACCACCCTTAGTCAAATCCATATCACGCATCTTGGTGATATTGGTGAAGGTGTTACTTGGAAGGTCGGTCTTCGCCATACATTCATTAAAGAATGCTCTCGCTATATCATCAATGAAAGGAACTCTGTCGCTACCTCCCTTAGTCTTGATAACTCGCTCTACTTCCTTACCCCATCGGTGTTCAAGGTAAAGGACATAAAGGACATTCAGTCTCCATACAGCGTGCAGGGTATCTCTACCATTTGCGTTAGATGCAGTCGTATGATACCTACTTGACGTAATGCCATTGTACTGCTCATAAGGAGAGTACTTACAGAATAGGTCAGTGAAGATAGCCGCATTCTTGTTCTGTGGAGAAAGACGTGCATAATGGAGAAGGTAGTTACCTCTGTGGTCTTTGACTGAACGTGCGTTATTAGCCTTCACGTCATTGTAAAGGTCATTGCCCAAGTTCTCCTGCGTTGTCCATCGCTCAAGGTTCTGAACATCCCATCCGTACTTAACGAATGGTACAGATACGGAATTGATGGGCTTTGGATTGACGTGAGACCATATGGTAGCGTTATCTACATCAGCCGTCTTATTCAAAGCACTGATGAGCATATACTCACCGATAGTATCAGAATACCCCTTCCTCTTATACGAAGGAATAAGGAGAGGTGTCTTCCTACCATACGTACGTGAGTAGATTTCATACAAGCTGTTCTCGCCATTCCTGAGGGACAGCTCTACGGGAACATTGTTAGCCGTCTTCCATCTGAATGTATCTCCATATTCAATAGCACTATGCAGAAGTGAGTTGAATACAAATGGAGTGAAGTCAAGAGACCCGTCATCCTTATATGAATAAGGCTGACTTAGGAATATCTGCTTGTTGATGACGACCTCATTCTCCTTGAAGAACTTCACCACATTCTCGTCATTAAGAAGGTCATTATACGTTGCAGTCTTATAGTAACTCTGATTAGAGATACTGAATGCACGTTCGTGGTTCTTCCCTTCGTATGTGGCGTGCGTGACAAGGGATGGCGTTAGGTACATAGCATTCCCCGAAAGAGGAAGGCGATAGTTATCACCAGCACCTGAGGCGAATGGAACTGATGTCGTATGAAGTCTGAGTGCATCCGACATATATGGGTTTGCAAGTTCAGAGAGATACCATTCCTTGCCGAGGAGGCGAGGTCTCTTCTTTCCTTCAAAGATTGTACCAGCCTGAGTTTCAAAACCCGTAGCATTAGATACCATCTTACCGAGGCTATCGTAGTAACCCCCTCTCGTATATGAAGTACCGAACGCATCAGCATCAAGCCCCTTCTGCGCAACGAGCTTGGTCATAGGGTCTACTGAAACAGAAGTGTAGTTACCCGTCAGAGATAAAAGCTCCCTATCGGAGAATGGACGATTAAGACCCTTGATACCCGTATTAGAGAAGTTCACCATCTCAGGAAGGTTGATTCCTGGATAGCTCACCTCCAGCTTATTTGCATAGTAGAACTTCACGAGGTTAAGAAGAGCTGTCTTTGCACTCTCAATAATCAGAACGCTATAGTTCAAATCGTCAATATCGAAGCTCTTGTCATACGTATTAGACATTGTCTTCAAGTAGTTCAGAGCGAGGGCATCCGCAGGAATCCTATTCATCTTAGCATTCGTACTTGAAACGAGTGAGCTGATAGCGTTGTCAATAGAACGTTCTTGAAGCAAGTCATATGCAAGCGTTTCCTTACCCAAATGCGGAGCAGGAGAGTTGCTTAGTAGCTCGTTGTTAATCACATTGAATGTGAGCTTATGAACGTCCTTTGTGGCGTTGTACGAGCCAATACGAGATGACTGATAGAATGTAGAGATAAGGTCTTTTCTTAAAGCCAACTTCTTCTCCACGTTAAATTGCATAATCCTATCATCAGCATCTCCCGTATTAAACCTATCTCCAAGGCTGTCAAGACCAGCAAGAGATGTCGTAGTCGTATCATCCGATGTGCCAAGCTCAATCTCCTCAAGGGCTTCACGTACGGCTCTCCTTGAAGTTGCTCTGACGGGGTCAATAAGCGCAAGGTCTCCGTACAAGCTACCACCCGTAATGCCTCCGCCAAACACACCACCACAAGAGCTTAGTACGAGCTTCATATGGCGATAAGGAATAGACCCTAACATAGCCAAGTAACAGCTTGCAGGAATGAAGGCAGAAAGGCTTGACATCGTGTCGTACTTAGCAACGCCATCAACTACACTAAGGTAGTTCCTACGAATATCAATAGCACCAATAAGCTGATTTTCATCGGAGTTTTTGTCCATTGCAGAGTCATACATCTGAATGCAACTACCATAGATAGTCGTGAAGAAACTTGGAGCTAAGATAAGTGACGTGCTGTCAAGAATCCTATCATGTAGCTTTTTATTGTTTATGAAGTTCTGTGTGTACTGAGCACCAACCCCATAAGCACGGAGCATCTTAAGGTGCGTATCTTTTGAGATATACACCCAAGGATAATATGCAAGCTGGTCAGCAAATACAAGACCCCAATAGTATTGGTTGTCCATCGCATCAGCCGTGTAAGGAGCTGTAGTCTTCTTATTGTCCGAGGGCTTTCGTAGTTCAGGCGATTGAAACCACCAACGTGAGGTCATCACATTCTCTGTGAGCACGAGTGTTTCACCAAAATCTTGTATCCTCTTTCTGTTCGCTTTAAGAGCTGAGACATCTCTATAAGAGAAGGCAATGCCTGCCGATGCACCATTATCCTCAGTATGCCCAAGGATAGACTCAGAGATAACAGCATCAGAAGGTCTCCTGATGAAGATTTCACTACCAGCCAATATTGCGGTATCCATAGAAGACGAAAATGCCGTCATACCGCCCAAGAATCCCATTCTAAGGCTTGAGCTGGCATATTCAGTTCTTCCGTTCATATTAGTACTACCCCCATTTTTAGAAGGAGTATAGGCATCAAAGAAAGACGCAGTGCCATATAGACTTGGATGTTCGTATCTACTATAATCGGTCATCTTAGCACCCGTATCACGAGCCTGCTCCTTCTGATTGTACCATCCTTGAAGGATGAAGGGCAAAGCGTTAGCCTCTCCATTGATGTACTTGTCGTTGTTGGGGATAAGAGGGAACTCTCTCTTTTGTGTCTCAGAGAGCTTTGGATAGGTCTTGTTCAGCCATTCGGTAAGACGATTAGCATATATCTTAATACGAACCAAATCAGAATGCAGGAGAGCCAACTTGACGTAAGCATCTACCTTTGAGATATAGCTAAAGTCTCTCCATTCGCCAAAGAGCTGTTCATTAAGTGCTGTATTCAGGCTGAACTCCACGAACGCATCTTCCTGCTTGTCATACCCAGGTCTGTTCATCAGCGACTGAATAGAGATTTCAGAGATAGCCCAATTCAAGAACTTCACCCCAAGACTATCAAGACGCTCGTCAATGGGCTTACCATCAGGATTATCAAAATCAACACCAAGAAGACGACATAGGAAGTCCCCGTACTGAACACGCCCACCTTCTCTAAGGTATCTCGCATCCATACGGAGAAACATGTAATGGAAGTCAGGTCTTACGTTGCTGTAATTAACCTTATCACGACCATGACCCCAATCCACAAGATTACGTGTAGCTACACGTTTGTCGTACTTATCAATGTCATAGGTGTCCGTGTGCCTCGTCTCAAGAAGGTCAAAGGATTGCTTAGCACGTGTATGCAATGTGCTATACCCCTCACCAACGTGAGTTGTATATCTCGTCTTGGTGGCGTTAGCGAGCGTAGGATAATCGTATGCAGAAGAATGTCTCCCGTAGTAGAAGTCCGCTTGATTCTTCGTGTCTACCCAAGCCTCCAAGCCATAATCAGTAAACTTAGCATCTGAACCTGAAAGAGACGATAACGGCTCTTTGAGACCATAAAGGAAAGACCCTGGCTGTACAGAGTAGTCTCTCAAGTCCTCAGACATCTGAGCTTTATATGCGTTAAGCGTCTTCCTCTTGAACGTATGACTATCCATGTCAGAGCCGAAGTTTCTTTCGATAGGCTGTCTACCCGTTATCTCATAAGGGAGATAGGCAACAGAATTTGTAATATCCAAATCGCCATTAAACGCTACGTTTATTCTATCAGGTATTTCTCTGTTAGATGGCACGAGGAATTTAACACCTGAATAATACTCATCCCCATTAGGAATCAGTTCTGCATTGTGCATGTTCCATGACGGGGCTTTGCCTTTTATGTTCTTGAATACGAAAGGAGTCCTCTCAAGAATAGACCCGAGAAGAACCTTGTACTCCATATAAGACGATAAGAGAAGGGGCGGAGCGTCCACCATATACGGGTTCATCAGGACGTGTGTTGCTTCCTGCCTTCTTCCAACCACATCAAAATCTTCTTCAAAATGAACACCGAATAGGACTTCTTCGGGTTCTATATTTTTCTTCTTTGACATCGTAGCGTAGTGATATTGATTATCAGAGATATTTAGTGGATATGGCATAAAAACAGCGTGCACCTATCTCCCGATAAGCGCACGCCCAAAAGATAACCTTGTTAAACAAACCGATAATAAAGAGTTGCCCCTTAAATCGTGACCATGGAGGGACTCGAACCCACAACCTTGTGCTTAGGACGCACCTGCTCTATCCATTGAGCTACACAGCCAAATAATAAGAAGTATCAGAAATAAGCGGAAAGTACGGGGCGTTCGATAGATTTTCGCTGACAACTTCCAACGTCCGTAAGGGCATCAGCATGTCACAAAACATCCAATGGTATTTCAACCATTGGCGGAGCTATCCCTCATTGCT